GTTTTTACCTCTCTTAGTTAGAAACTTGGTTGAACCAATTAACAAATGCGTCTTTTGGTGTGGATTTCTGTGTGGCGCTTACCTCGCCGCCGTCACGAATCACGGGGTACGCTGTGGGCTTTGCGAAGTCCACAATGCCCTGTGCCTGTGCCGCGCAATCCTCCTCGGTCTCGCCTGTGAGGAGCGATGCGGGGACGCCTGTTGCTTTGGAGACTTTTTCGCGCATGTCTCTGATAGCGTTGGACGCCTTGAGGGTGTTCAGCTCTGTCTCGAACGCTGTTGCCCTGTTTGTGAGTTCTTCCACGTCGCGTGCGTCCGCCCTGAGTTGCTCGATCGTAGCATTGGCGGTCGCGAGCTGTGTTTGCAGGTCTGTGATGCCCGCTTTGGCAGAGTTAATATCCGCGCCGTTAATGTCCATAAGCGCATTAATCTGCTCCGTGGTTGCATCTGGGAATAATCCCGTAATGTCAGTGCGTTTCATAAAGCCTCCTTTTCCGTTACGCTTTTTACGAGGTTGCATCTCAACGGCTGAATGTTTTACGTCCTTTCTGGACAAATAAAAAAGCACGCTGTTAAACGTGCCTTAGTTACCGATGTTTATTTTTGTTCATCGCCTTTTTCTTTGATTTGCTTGGCGATTTCAATAAGGGGTTTTAAAAAATCATCAATGATAAGCTCGCCATCGTTCATTTTCTTGACTCCTTAAAAATCTTAATTAGATTCGGGTCAACGTTCTTCGTTTCACCAATCCAATATGACAAAAAACTCTCCGCAACATATTCTTGTGTATTCTCTGTCGCATATGCAGATATGCCGCGCGAATATTTTTCAAAGGATTCACTAAGATTAAACCCGTTCGATTTCATATTTGACCTAAATACTTGATCATCTAAGTAATGCCCCAACTCGTGAACCATTACGCTATACGGGTCCATTTTTACGTTGCCCTTTTTTGTCAGTTTTAGCGCTTCCATATAGCGCGTTTGCAATCTCGCTGTAAAACTTGTGTTGCCCTTGTTTTTCTCGATTAAATCATCAACATGTGGCAATACTTGTTTTAACAGGTCCTCGGCTTGGTCTAAATGCTTTTTAAAGTCTTTCGCTGACTTGTAATATCCTTTGTTAAAGAATAAGTCATGCATGCCCCACTGATACGCGGCGTCGGATGTTGTACCCTTAAACCGCTTCTCGCGCATGTTAAACGGCTGTATGCTGCGTAATTTATATTTGGGGTCATATTGCGACAGCACATCATTAAACGCCCTGTTAAACTCGTTGGCGTATTCCAAATCAATGCCCTTATAACTGACAACTGATTTATAACCGCCGCTAATGAATTGATACGCAAACTTTTCCGCCTCATCAATTGATTTTGCGGGAGTAAATCGCGGTATTTTAGGCGCATTTTCAGCCGCCTTTACCTGTGCATATTGCATGCGCCTGATTGCGTTGATTTTAGCTTTAGCATTTCCGCCGTCGGCATTGTCGTATATCTCTTGATACTGCTTCGGGTCATATCCCTCGACTTTCGGATTAGCGTCAAAACTAATAACATACTCACAATCACAATTGGCGTGTATATGTTCGGCATGACCATTTTTCAAGGCGCTCTTGCTCATGTACTGCCAACCACGCGATGCAATGGCAATACAAAACGCGCATGTATCGCCGTGTGGTATCCAAGCGAACTTTGCGCCATCTCTGAGAGCATTTTTCAGCATCGTATCTGCGGACGTTTGTTTCACAAGTCTCTCGACTGTCTGCGGCACTGAGTTGCGCTTGTTAATCATCGTTCCTTGTACCGCTCTTGCTGTCTCTTGGTACGTTGCTGTTTCCGCCATTTCTGCGGCTTCTACGCGCTTTCCAGACTTCTCCGCGATTGCATCATACATCTCACATGCAAGCGAACCAGACGCCTCTCCGTACTTGGTAGCAAGTGCATATGCATAACGGACTAACGCGCTTGTATCATCCGTGCCGTTCCTATCAATGAACGCTTGCATTTGCTTGCCCGCTTCGGCGTTTATTCTGGAAAGTTTTTCGACGTACTTTCCCCAATCACTCGCTGACAGTCTCATTTCCAAATTCCTCTGTCAGAACTTCCATGCCCCTCGACCGCTGTTCTTCCGCCTTAATGCGCCGTATATCCGCCTGACTGAATCCAATCATTTCGAGAAACGTGTCAGTGCTCGCAAATCCTTGCCGTGCGGATGCGATTTTCAATGCTGCGTCGGTCGTGGACGCTACGGACGGCATAGCGGGGTTTTTGAAGTGGGCAATGATGTTCTGGCGGTCGTCTCCGAGTTCTTCCATAGTGGAATTATTTGCGATTGCCAAAGCCATCACAGCAATAATGCGGAGGGAATTGCCGTTAGACTGGTTAAGCTGTTCCGCCATTCCAATCAAGGTCTGGGTCTGTGCAATAATCGCCTCGCTCGATGTAGGATTTGCGTCATTAACCACGCCCGTATCCGTGACTGATAAGCCCGTTGCGGCGCTAAACTGAGTTGCAAGTAGGCGCATCATGTCAACATGGGGCTGAATGGTTCCCTGTGCGAGCTGTCCGAACGTGGGCTTTTCGCCCGTCTCTGGGTTCGTGGTCGATGCGATGATACTGCCCACGTACTGACGGAATTTATCATTAACAACCGCATCGTATTGGTCATCCGTAACGCCGAGCAGATATTTCTGCGGGCTTGTCGCAAACTCCAAACCGATAGACGCGTTTGCCATCGTCCGCACGTATCCTTGGATAAGCCTGCGCACGGGTTCTTTGATTCTGGAACGCCCGAACGGTTTGGAACTTGTGGGATTCCACCTAAACGATTCCATAAGCGGTCTGCCCATTCTATGCGGGTAGCCGGTGGCGCTCCACAACGAGCCGCGTTTTTCGAGCACCCAGACAGCGCCCTCCGTATACAGGTTTATCAGGGTAGGCTCCCAAAGTTTATTAGCGTTACTCGGCGCGCTGTTGATCACGGCAAAACCATAGTCAATACGCCCCTTTTCGCCATCCCAATGCGCCGCCGCAGTGAGTGGCGAATGGAAGCGAATCTTGCACCCAATTTCCCTATCAGCGGAGAGCGTGGCGAATGTACAGCCGAGTTTCAGCTCATCGCGGCAAGCCTTGGCGTATTCTGTAACCAGATCGTTGTCGGTGACGATTCCAACCAAGTCCTCTGACTGGTAGCCGCGAGCGTCCACAAATCCATCGAACATTGACCGCGCCGCGAGCACATCAACCGCTTTTGCGCCCCATGCGCACCCAATCTCTAATTTGCTCATGTTCTTGGGCAACGCTATGCCCAAATTGACATCCGACAGCGGGATATTGCCCTCGTAGTATTTTTCTTTTTCCCAGTTCTTGGCGTAGTGGCTCTGATAAATCTCGATAAGATTTCGGAGCATGCCGCGCTCTCTCTGCGGAAGTCCCGCCACCATTCCAACATCAATTAACATCTGCATTTCGTTGCCCTCTATCCAATACGCATTTTTCTTGACGGGTCACGCTTAGCCGTCTTTGCGCCCCACAATGCAAGCGCACACGCCTCAACAGGTGCGGAGTTCTCGCCGCCGAATCCCCACCCGCCCGAAATCTGACGTTTGACGGACGTGACGGCGCTCTCTCTTAAATCTTTTTGCGGTGCGTACCATGTTGTTGACTTCGTATTAAGTGAATCAGTCAGCATGGAAACAGCCGCTATTACGTTCTTTGCGGTCGGTCGTATAACGGAGCCTTTCGTGCGCCATGTTCCCGCTATCTTATCCACCAACACATCAACGCCGTTCTTTCCGTCAATCACCACGCACGCCGCTCTATCTTTGCGGGCGTTTAACCATTCCGCCAACCAATTGACGCCAAGCCCTGTTGGTCTGCGGTCAATCAGCTCTATACGGGCGTAACCGTTAGGCGTAACGACTGCGCCGCACAAACACACCTCCGAACCATCCGCGGTGAATTTAACGCCGTATGCCGTTTTGCCGTCTGGCTTCGGCATGGTGGAGGCGCATGAATCCCAAACGGCGGCGGGAATGGCGTAATCCTCTTTATGCTCAACAACCGGCGTCCACCAGCCTAACCGCTCACGCGCGAAAGTATCAGGTGGCATTTGTTCGCACTCGCCCTCGATTGTTGATATTAAAATTCTGTATCCTAAAGCGGGATTAGTCGCCGCCCATCGCTCGCGTTTCGTAACGTCTCCGATTTCCGGAACCGAAAACTCAATCCAAGAAGTGGAAGTCGTCTCGCCCGCCATTGCCTTAGAACGTATCCCGCGAAATACCTCGCCCTCACTTTCGCCATCTGGGGGCGTTCCTGTGTAAATTACTTGAGGGTTTCGGCTCGCTGAGATTGCCGGTATAAACGACGCTTGCGAATTAACGTCCAACTCTTGCGCCTCGTCAAATATCAGCGTATCTCCGTGCTGACCTCGCCCACCGTTGCGGGTTCGTGCCAGAAACTTAATTCGTGCGTCATTCTTTAGGATTATCTGCTCGCGTCCGAGTGCCGTCTTAATGTCTTTCAGATATTTCCGCAGTTTCGGAGAGTCGAAGAACGACGCCAATTCTTCAAACGTCTCTGTGCTCGTTTTCTGGAGATGTGCGGTGTAAAGTACCTGCTCCGTGTGCATGATCATGCCAGACGCGGCGCGGGTCTGTAGTAATCCTGTCTTGCCGTTCTGCCTTGCAATCGACATTCCGCAAGTGCGATTCACCCACATACCGCCACTCGTTGCCATCCAATCGGAACATGCGCCAAGTTGCCACGGGTCGAGCACAATCCCGCCGAGCCGCATGATCTTCGCGGCGTCTGGGCCGTCAGTCTCCGTGTACTGCGGGCAGACCCTAACGGACGGCTCCTGCTTTCCCCGCAGCATCTCTTTCGGCGAGGAGTTTTCCAATGTCGTCGTCATCGTCTGTCGTTCCCTCGATTTCTTCAATTTCCTTGATTGTCTCGCGGTACTGTTTTGCTATGCCCGCGAGTGATCTGGAGTCAGCGGTTACCAAACTCTTGTATAATCTGGCTTCCAACTCCTTGAGTTTTTCTAGTCTGTCCAAAGTCAAAATTCCTTTGTGTGTAAATCGGCGCT